CAGCTACATCCATATATTCTTTTATGATAGGTGCAACTAATACCACATCATCTATGGTTGTTATAAATCCATGTATCTCTGATATTAACAAATCAATTTGTTTTTTCCTATCTGATGTGTTTTTATAAATGTCGTGAGTTAAATCACTAAATGATTTACCTTCAAATATTTCGTCTTTAGATTTCATTATTTCTCCTAATTTATAAATGGATGTAACTATTCATATATAAATATAAAATTTGTAAGAAAAGGACTAAAAATAAAAAAACCCATTCGTAATTGAATGGGTTTAAAAATACATTATTTTTATTTATTCTAAAAGAAAGAGTTTTTATTATCAACTATAGTACCTACAGATTCATATCTATTTACAAGGTTTTTATATTCTTTTTTAAACCTGTTTACTACTTTTGTAATATAAGATGTTTCTATATTTGTCATCTCTCTTATCAGAACATATAGAGCTTTTTTATTAAAATTTTCTATCTCATCTCTTTTTTT